GCCTGCCGCATAACCTGGGAGTACCCACGATGGCCGGACCCGGCAAAACCGATAGCGCGGCACCGGAGCAGCCGGCCGCACCCGCAGTTTCCCCGGCGCCCGAGGCGCCGAACATTGCCGCGATCGAGGCGGCCGCCGAAGCCCGCGCGCTGGCGCGGATCCAGGCGCGCAATGAGGAGTTTGACCGGCAGCTTGGGCCGATCGCGAAGAAGATGCCGCACATGGCGGAGCTGGTGGCCAAGCTGCGCGGCGACGTGTCGGTGACAGTCGAGGCCGCGGGGCAACAGATCCTGGCGAAGATGTCCGAGGGGTGCGAGCCGCTGATGGCGCAACGCATCGAGATCGGGCAGACGTCCGAACAGAAGTTTGCGTTGGCGGCGACTTCCGCCATTCGGGCGCGAGCTGGGCTGGAGGATCGCGACCCGCAAAATGAGTGGACCGGCCGCAAGCTGATCGAGATGGCCCGGGCCAGCCTCGAGCTGCAGGGCGTGAACTGCCGTGGCCGCCTGCCGCTCGAAATCGCTGCGATGGCGTTGACCCGCAAGCCGATGGCGGCGCAGACGACGAGCGACTTCGACATCGTGCTCGAAAACACGATGCACAAAGAGTTGCTGCAGGCTTGGCGCACCGCACCCGACACCTGGTCACGCATCTGCAAGGTCGGCTCGGTGGGCGACCTGCGCGCGTGGAATCGTCTGAACCCGGGCACGATCGGCGACATTGACGCCGTGAACGAGGCCGGCGAGTACGTGTTCAAGAACATCCCGGACGCGATCAAGGAACAGATCAGCGCGAAGCGCCGCGGCAATCGCATCGCGATCACCCCGGAAGTGCTGATCAACGACGACCTAAGCTACTTCAGCGACGTCCCAGCCATGTTCGGCCGCGCCGCCCGGCGGACGATCGAGACGACCTTCTACACGCTGCTCGTCAGCAACAGCAAGGCCGGCCCGACCATGCTGGAGGATAGCAAAGCGTTGTTCCATGCGGACCACGGCAACCTTCTGACCACTGGCGGCACGGCGCCATCGGTAACCTCAATCGATGCGGCGCGTCAGTCGCTGGCATCGCAAAAAGACCCGTCTGGCAACGAGTATTTGGACATCACACCGGCGATCTGGCTGGGCCCGATGTCGCTGGGATCGACCGCGCGCGTCGTGAATAACTCGGTGTATGACCCGGACACGGCCAATAAGCTGCAGCGTGCCAATCCGGTCGGCGGACTGTTCCGCGACATCATCGATACGCCACGGCTCAGCGGTACGGACTGGTACGTGTTCGCCGACCCGGCCGTAATGCCGGTGTTCGAGGTGGTGTTCTTGGACGGACAGCGCGAGCCAATGCTGAGCCAGGAAGCCGACTTCGCAACGTCCGGACTTACCTGGAAAGTGGAGCTGCCGTTCGGTGTCGGCGCCATCGGCTGGCGCGGCGCCTACCGCAACGACGGGGCCTAGACCGATCCTGACCGACTGACGGCCAGCAACAGCACAGAGTAACGAGGTACAGCAGTGGCAAACAACTACGTGACGGACGGCGACAGCCTCCAATGGACAAACAGCGGCGGCTCGACCGTAGCCGCCGGCACGGTGGTCGCAATCGGCAACATCCTGGGCGTGGTGCAGGCGGATATTGAAGCCAGCGCCACCGGCACAGTGGCGATCGAGGGCGTGTATACGGTGCCCAAAGTGTCGGGCGCGGTGATCGCGCAGGGCGAGTCGCTGGTCTGGGACGTGTCGGCGAACTCCAATGCGGGCGCCTTCGACGACAACGCAGCGACCCCGGCGACAGGCGATATTTCCGGCCCGCCGGCGTTGGCCTATGAAGCCGCCGGGGCGGGCGTGACGTCGTTTCGGGTCAAGTTCACGGGCGTGCCCGGGACCAAGACGTAACCACGATGGCCTTCTCCGCCGCATTGGCCCGGCTGAACGCATCAACGCTGCGCACGTTTGGCGAGGCGCTGGTGGAGCGGGACGGGTATCCGGCCTGTACGGGCGTGTTTGATCACCGCACGGTGGCGGAGGATGTGTTGGCCGACATGCCGGGCGATGTGCGCGGCATGTTTTCCGGGCCGGTGCCGATCCTGACGCTGGCCGACGCCGATGCAGTCGAGGTCGAGTACGGGTCAGCGCTGACGGTTGATGGCGTCGCATACACGGTGCGCGAGTCCAGGCCGAGCGGCGCTGGTTTGACGGTGCTGACGCTGCGGCGCACATGAGCACCCGCACTCCAGAACTGCGCGCGATCACTGCCGCCCGGATTACCGCCGCGGTAGCCAGCGCCAACGTACAGCAAAACGGCGTCGACCCGGCCACGGCTGCGCGGATCGTGCAGGACTCCGGAACGGCACTGATCACGGTGCAGTTCGCGCGGATCGTGCGCGACGAGGTCTCGCACGATCCGGTATTCCGGACGACGGGTGATCTGGACGTGATCGTCTACAGCCTGTCGGTCGTTGCGCTCGACGCGATGATCGAGTCAGTGTTGGCGGTGGTGCTAACCGATATCGAGTGGCGCTCGACGTTCGAGCGCGTGCCCGCCGTGGTGACCGAGTACGAGTATTTGCCGGCGGGCGACGTGGACCTGGCAGCGGCCAGAGTCCGCATTGCTTGCCAGTGGTCGGAGGAGTACCCGGGCGATCTGAGCAGTTATGGCGACCTGGCATCGGTCGCGGTGACGACCCGACCCGGCCATGTCCGCGGCGCCGGCGGCGCTGTGGTCACCGAAGTCGATCCGATCACCGCCGATATGGAGGTCGGGACCGATCTGGTGGTCGAGTCGCTGGACGAGATCGTGGAGATCGAGTCAGGGCACGACGTGACGTCCGCGTTCGACCCGGACGGGGAGATCGTCGTGCTGCCGGAGACGCCGGATGAGCCGGACGGTGAGCCATACGAAACGCCATTTTTAGAGAGGCTGCAATGAAACTGAAACCGCGCGACGGCGTAGCCGTCAGCGATCCGATCACCCGGCTACCGATCGAGGGCGAGATCGACCTGAGCCAGCTGCCCACAACGCGCCAGATCGCGCTGTTGCGGCTGGTGGCGGACGGCGCGCTGGTCGAGGTGCAGCCGGTCACCGCAAAAAAAGCTGAGGGCGGAAAATAATGGCCATCGCATTCGAACAAATCCCGGAGGACATCCGCGTCCCGCTGTTCTACGCGGAGGTCGACAATACCCGCGCCGGCGGATATGGGCAGCATCTGCGCAGCCTGATTTTCGGGTATTGCCTGCCGGCGAGAAACGCCGCAGAAGCGGGCAAATTGCAGCCGATTAGCACGGTCGACCAGGCGCGCGGGCTGTTTGGGTACGGGTCAATGCTGGCGCGCCAGGTCGCCTCGTTCCGTGCCAACAATCCATTTGGCGAGCTGTGGGTATACCCGCTGGCGGAGCCGTCGGGTGGTACTGCCGCAACTGGCACCATTACGTTTTCTGGCACATCGACCGAAGCGGGGCATGTGCACCTGTATATCACCGGTAAATACGTGCCGGTGCCGATCCCGTCTGGCACGACCGCGATCGATGCCGCGACCATCGTGCGACGCTACATTCAGCGCAGCCGCAATAACTCCGATGTGTTCCGCGATTTCCCGGTATCTGCCACCAACGTCGTCGACGCGGCCGCTACCGCGGTGCTCACTTTTACGGCAAAAAATAAGGGGACGCACGGCAATAGTATTGACATTCGGCTGAACTACAACGTTGAGACCGGCGAGCGGCTGCCGGGCGGGCTATCCGCTACGGTGGTAGCGATGTCGGGCGGCGCCGGCACAGCCGATGTGGCCACCATGCTGGCAGCGATTGGAGATGAGCCGTTCGAGTATTTCATCACGCCATTTACCACGGCCGCCCAGCTGGATACGTGCCAAGACTGGATGGACGCGCGCTGGGGCCCGATGAAACAGCTCTATGGATCGGTTTGGACCGCACATCGCGAGAGTTACGTCAACCTGATCGCGTACGGCGAAGCGCTAAACCACAAGCAGATATCAGTGGCGGCATACAAGGGCGGTCCCACCTGGGAGCCGGAAGTGGGCGCCGCGTACGGCGGGGTTGCATCCCGATACCTGAGCATCGACCCTGCGCGCCAGATCAGTTCGCTGGAACTACAAGGTGTGGTGCCACCACCGTCGTCGCAGCGGTTCACGTTGGACGAGATGAATAACCTGCTGTTTGCCGGTTTGACCCCGCTGACAGTGGGCGGCGGCGATATGCGCATCGCGCGGTCGGTTACCACGTATCAGGTAAACGAGTACGACGCCGAGGATGATTCGTTCCTTGAGACGACGCGCAATGCCTCGCTGGCGCGGATTATCCGCGAGGTCAAGAACATGATCACGCTGAAATACCCGCGCGTGAAGGTGCTGCCGGATTCGGCGGTAGTCGGTGCGGGCGCGGCCATCGTCACGCCACGCCGGATGTTTGCCGATCTGGTGGTGCACTACGAGGCTATGGCCCGCCGCGGACTGGTGCGGAATCCTGAGGCGTTTGAAAACACGCTGCAGGTTTCGATCAATCCGCAAGATCGGACGCGCATGGACATCCTGTATACGCCGATTTTGGTCAACCCGCTGAATATCGTCGCGGCCCGCGTACAGTTCCGATTCTGAGGTAAATACCATGGCACGAGTAGCCGGAACGGCGACGTTCATCATTAACGGCCGGGCCTATTCCACCAGCGTGGAAGAGGGTCACAGCATCAAAATCCAGGGCGTCAAACGCGGCGCGGTGCCCTCGGCGGATGGCACCATCCATTATTCGGAGGAGGTGGTACCGGATACCATCAGCTGCCGACTGATTACCACCACGGCGCTGAATCCAGAGGTGATCGCGCAGATGGCTAACGTCACGGTGCAGGTCAATCTCAACAATGGGAACACCGCGATTCTGGATGATGCGTTTTTCAGTGGCGATGCCACCGTCGCGACCAAGGACGGCATGATGGAGTGTGAATTTACCGGTCGCGGCCGATGGCTGGCGTAACCGACGAGGCGCCCATTGTGGTGCCGTTGCAATACCCGATCACGGTGGCGGGCGAGACGGTGGCAGAGTTGAAGTTGCACCGGCCGCGCGCGAAGAACTTGTGGGAAATGGATGCGGTCCTGGGCGAGCAGCGCAAGCTCGACGCGCTGTTGGCCAGCGTGGCGGGCGCGACGCTGCGGGAAATCGGCGAGCTGGATGCCGCCGATCGCGTGACGGCGCAGGAGGCGCTGCTGCCTTTTTTGGGTTCCCCGAGCAGTCCGACTGCTTCCGCATAGCGCACTTCTGGCGCTGGAGCCGGGAGGAGCTGTATTCGGCCACGGCGGATGACTTCCGCCTCTTTGGAGAGATGATGGAGCGCATCGCGGGTGAATAGGCTGCTGTCCATTCAGACGGTATTCGCGCTCAGCGATCAGCTGAGTGCACCGCTGCGCCGCATCAATGACACCGTCGCGCAGTTTAGCGAGCGCGCCAAGCTGGCGAATCGCGCGGGTCAGCTGTTCGACCGGGGCGTGCGCGATGCCTATCGGCCGCTGGGCACCTATGGGCGAGCCGCCGAAGCGGCGCACCGCTCGACCGGGCTGCTACGCGGCGCGATGTCGAGCGGCTGGGGATTTCTGTCGTCCACGACGGCGCAGTTTACCGCACTGGCGGGCGCCATCGGCGGGGTTTACACCGCACAAAAGCTGGTGCGAGGGGTCATCGATACCGGCGCCCGGTTCGAGATGCTGCAAGCGCGCCTCGATACCTCGTTTAAAGGTGATCTGCAGGCCTCGGGCCGCGTGCTGAATGACATGGTCGCCATGGCCAAAGCAACGCCGTTTGAGA